AGAGTTTTTCAAGTACTTTACGAGCTTCATCCACTTTAGAAATGAATCCTACAGTCTTCTCTAAAGATACTTGAGAAGAATTTTTGGTGTACTTTTCATAAACTCTAATGATTTGATCATTATAAATTTCAGTCATGGTAATGACTTTATTCATATCAATAATGTAAATATCATCATCAGGAATACACATCCAAGGCTTAACTTTATATCCAACTATTCCTTGACTTTTAGATACCATTGGTTCAATGATAACAGGAGTGTCAAGAATTAAAAGAGTTCTATCTTCTTCTTCTGATGGAGAGACCAATGCAAAGATTTCTTCACCTGATACTAATTTAATTGATGCATAAAATTCGTTATCCATTTATTTTTTAAAGTCTATTGTTACAATTTCATAATTAAAGTTTTCTTCATTGTAGATTTTAATTCTTTCTACTAAATGATTAAGAGTATAATTTCTTTTACTTTTGTTAGTAATATCATCAGCAATATCATAAAGTGTTGCTGATACTTTTTCTTTACTTTTTCTAAGAACTCTTCCTATTGATTGTAGGTTTCTGATTCTTGATTTACTTGGAGATGAAAATATTATATTGTGAAGATTTTTAATGTTTATTCCTGTACTGAATGTCCCATAAGAAGCAACTATGATTGCATTAGATTCTTCTTCTGCAATTTTTCTGACTAATTCTCTTTCTTCAGTATCAACACCACCGTGGATGAAAAATATTTTTCTATTATCACCTATGTTCTTATTTATGAGATCATATAAAGGTTCCCCATGAGTAGAAACCCTACTAAACAAAATCAAAGTATTTCCTTCTAAACTTATTGATAAGTTTTTGATAAAGTTATTTCTTCGTTGATGTGTAATTAAATATTGAACTTCATCTTCATAAGTTTCAAATGATTGTGGATTGTGTTTGAGAAGAAGAACTTTAATATTCAATTTAGAAAGATATCCTTTCTTAATCAATTCATCAGTTTTAATTAATTTATATGTTGGGCCAAATAAACCTTCAAGAACAAGTTTATGAGTCTGTGTTCCATCAAGTGTTCCTGTGAATCCAAATCTATATTTTGCATCATGAAGATTAGACATAATAGATACAAGTGATTTGGATTTGAATTGATGAGCTTCATCTCCAATTACTACATCAAATTTTTGAAAATATGATTTATCTAACTTGTATATTGATTGCCAAGTAGATATGATTACTTGCTTATCTGATACTCTATCACTGCCTCCATAGACTCTGTGGCAGTATTCCTCTGAGTTCCATCCATAATCCTCAAAGTCCTTATACATCTGCTCTACAAGGGATGTGGTGGGGACTATAAGGAGAACATTCTGATTCTGCTCTACAAAGTATCTAACTACAGAATAAATCATCAATGATTTTCCTGATGCAGTAGGAGATAATATTAATTTTCTTTTATATTTTAATGCATCATAAACTCCTTGTATTTGATAATCTCTTGGACTGTGAGAACAAATACTAGTCATGTAATCTTTAACACCTTCCATAGAAATAGACTCATCCATTTCTCCAGGAAGACCATAATATTTGTTATCTAATAATTCAAAAGTATAGTTGTGATTTTCGCAGAAGGAAATAAGTTTATCCAATAAACCAGAATAGATTTCTCCTGTTTGTAAGTTGAATAAACGAATTTTACCATCCCAGTACTTACTTCTATACTGAGGCATGAACTTGGCACCAGGAACATCAAAGGTAAACTGATCACTCAATTCATATTTGATATGTGGTTCGCATTCTATTTTTAAAAATATTTCGTTCTTTTTTGAAATCACTAAATCAGACATATTACATACCAGACTGGAATCTTAAAAAGTCAATGGAGTTTTTAATTTGATAAGTTCTGTTGGAAATCATTTTAATAATTTCTTCTAAGTATTTTAATATTATATCATAATATTCTATTTTCATAAACATTTCTGATAGTTTTTCATCAGCTTCAATGTGTCTTTGCATTCCTTCTTTATCCCTGACTTTATATGGAAATGGTTCTTCCTTATAAACATCAGGTGATGCTTTCCCTGCATAAAAATTATATCTTTCTAATCTTTTATGGTTATATTGAACCTCTGCTCTTTTTCTCAATAGTGAAATGTTATTGTATATTTCATAATATTTTGAGTGTAAACTTGCAACTTTTAAAGATTCATTGTGTAAGTCATCTATGTTGATTTTGGAGTCTTCACTCCACATAGATTGAATATTTTCAAGAGAAATCATAAACCTGTAATAATTCTATAGTAAGTATACTTGAAAGTTACCTCTGCAGTAAAATATCTAATGTCTTCTTGTGTAGCATCAAAGTCTAGACCTGATAAGTAGACCGGATATAATCCATCAAAAATAACTTGAGATTGAACATTGAAACTGCTGTTCAAAATGTTTAGGGTTGCATCAGACCTTTCATAGAAATCATTCTTCAATGCTTCAGAATTGTATTTGTCAGAATTTTCTCTTAGGTCTGCATACTGCTCTAAACTGTATGGGAACCCCAAACCAGTCATCCAGTTCCATATTTCCATGTAGTTTTCCATATCTTCATCTACAAGAAAACGTAGACGAAAATCTTCAAAGTTCATTTTATCGCCAGGAATATCAATATTCTTCCCATAGCGAGTTTGAATTGCGGAACCCAATGTAATGGCAGGAATTCCTGCATAGTTGGAAAAAAAGTCTACTTTGGGTGCCTTATCTAAAACGAACTTAAACCCTATTGGCGACAATAGGTTTTTATTTGTTGGAGTACGATTTAAATAACTAGAAGACATTTTTTTAATTATTTAGGACATAAAAAAAGGACCTCTTTTGGAGGTCCTTGAAAATATGTGAGATAAACTCACATGAGGTTCTTAACAGCAACTCTTCTGTAGTATCTGTTAGCACCAGCCTTGATGGCACCCAGATCCTTATCAAGACCATTTGCAAATGGGTTAGCAACCATACCATATCTGGTCTTGAATCCAATCTTGGGCTGGAAGGTGTCCTGACCAACAGCACGAACCATCTGGAGAGGAACGTATGGGCAGTAGAACAGACCAGCATCATAAGGATTGGTTCCCTTGTAACCAACAACATAGTATTGGTTAGCAGAAAGGTTAGCAGAATATGGGTCAATGTATACCTTGAACTTACCATTAATAACACCAGCAAAAGTATTGCCAGTATCATCAACACTCAGGTTAGCATTGAGTGCAGGGGTGTAATCCAGGATTCCTGCCATTGTGAGTGCAGAAGCAACATCAGATGAGCAAAGAATGGTGTTACCCTTCCCTCTACGAGTTCTATATGCAATAGCATTAGCATCTCTTTCGATCTGGAACAGAAGTCCTTTGAACTTCTCAACAGACCATCTACCATTTGAGTCAACATCAAGGTCAAAGGTGCCAGCATTAGCAACATTGACTTGTGCACCAGGCTCAGCAGCCTTGTAGATAGTTCTGATGACTTCTCTGTTGATTTCAGCAAGGATTTCTGAAGACAGAATGTTTGCCAATTCTGCTTCAGCATCAAGACCATGAATAGCCTTGAGGTCCTGTGCCAGTTCCAGAGTGTACTCAGCTTTGAGTGCTCTTGACTTTGCAGTCACAGAGATTCTCTCAATGCTGAATGCCATCTGGTTGAACTGGTCACCTGAACCAGCACCCAGATTTTCTGCATCATAGGTGGACATACCTTGTCCAACTCTGTACTCTCTTCCAGTTGCACCAGAAGCATTCAGGTCTGCGGGGTTGAAACCATAAGCAGTCTTTTGAGCAGCAGTAGCACCACTACCTTGGAAACCAGTAGTACCAAAACCAACTGAAGAACCATCATCTGAACCACCAGTGTAGTCGCCAGTTGTGGTATTGTAACCATCATCTTGACCAGAGTATGCTGAGTCAACTTCATCAAAGAAGGTCTCATTACCATTCTGGTCAACATATCTGCTTCTCATTGCAAAGATAAGTCCAGTAGGACCACTCATTGGTTGAACACCAGCGAGATCATATGCAACAAGGTTAGGCATTGAACGTCTGATCAATGAGATCAGAACAGGGTCAAAACCTGCAACTGGACCACCTGGAGCAGCACCATGACTGAAACCAGCAGCACCACCAGCACCAGCAGTGCTGGCATACATCCCTGCAGGGGTTTCAGAAAGGAAACCTCTTTCTTCTTGTAAAAATCTTTCTTGGTTTTCGAGCAGAACAGCAGTAACAGCCTTTCTATATGGGTCAGAGATCTTATCAAGACCTTCTGCCTCTAAAAGGGGTTCCCACTTTTTCTGCAATTGTTCTGAAAGGAACATTGCTTTTTCTCCTTGTTTTTCTTGTAAAAGTGTTGTTTTAACTGAAATTATTTATAATTAAGATTAATTTCACTTAGAATATTTGGAAATTGCTCTGAGATAAGCATTCATATGGGGACCAAAGTCCTCACCTGCTTGTTCAGTCAATACCTCATTTTTCGAAGAACCTGTTGCTCTATGGAAATATGATTCCTTAAGAGATTCAAGTTTTTCACGATATGTATCTTCACTATCAAACTCAACACTTTCAGCAAGACCAGCAAGCTTCTCCTTCTGAGTTAAAGCTAACCCTTCAGCGACATCATTGAAAATGGTATCGCTTACAGCCTCACTTAATCTTTGATTTAATTGAACATTTCTTTCGATTTGTTCGTTGAGTTTTTCTTCCATTTCATCTAATCTCATAACCATATTCTCTAATACATCATATCTATCTTCAGGGATTTCTACATAATGTTCTTCAAAGAGTGACTTCAGACCACTCATGAATGATTCTGAAAGTTCTCCTTTCAGTCCATTCTCAATCTGAAGAGCATTTTCATCAATCCACTCTTCAGCAACATACTCAAGATAAGCATCTACTCTTCCTGTTAATTCTTCTTTGATTGCAACAACTTCTTCAACAAGTGCTTTGTTGAACTTATTCTCAAGTGATTCTTTAATTTCTGCAATTTTAGTTTTAACTGCAGTTT